TATCGATACACTTGCGTGCGTTTGGGTTCATTTTACCATCAACACTGCTACACTTATACATGGTTTATTCTTACTTATTTATTTACTCCGTTGTTGCCAATCAATTTTCTGCTTTTTCAGGTAGAAACATTTATTTTTATGGTTAATTTGACCATTATATTTTATTTTGTTTGGATTTACCTGTAGTTTGCATAGGGTTTATTTTGTATAAGTGGTGGGTCAGAGACAAAATAATTGAAATTTTTTCTTAAATAAATCACAAGAAAAAAATGGTGATGTCACTGTTTGCAGACGAATTTGCCGAGAAAACGGTAAAAAAATATATTAGTGAAGGTTTGTGGTTGGACTGCAGCCTTTCCGACTATTACATGTATTTGGAATATTTTGATGAAGGAGGGTATGGAACGATCCATAAAGTCATGGATCGTTCTAGCGGTGAGTATTTGATCTTAAAACGATCATCCAAAAAAGATTTTGTTCCTGGTTGTCTTGATCCCTATTTTAACCCAAGTGCAATTAAAGGTGATGGTAAGCTTTTAATTGATCTCAACACAAAAGCAAGTAAAGAAGCCGAATTCATGGTAAAAATTCACGAGAAGTTGGATGGAATAAAATTATACGACTATTATGATGATGATGACCACTACATTTTGGCGATGGAGGATGGTGGAAGATCACTTGAAAGTATTGCTTGTTCTCATCGAAAAAAAATTATAGATTTGGTTCGATATGAAGCCTACCAGTCAAATTTTTTTTATCACACATACTTGAAACAAATAATCAATTATATGATTAAAGTTTACCAAAAAATTAAAAGTATTCATGACCTTGGAATCCACCACAATGATCTTAAACCTGAAAATATTTTAATTGATGGAGAAGAAGTGATCATTATTGACTTTGGAGTGGCAAAACCAGTTGAAAAATACTATGAAGGATATAAAGGGACCTTGGAATATATACCTTTTGAATTTGTTGAAAATGGTTCTTATAAACCATGGGATCACACAATTTGGTGTTTTGGAATAATGTTGCACTTTTTGACTTTAATGAAGTACCCATTTTTACGGGAAGAAGATGTGCTTGATTACAACCTAAATTTCAAAAAAATCAATAAATTACCACAAAGTTTTAGTGACCTTATCTATGATTGTCTCCAAAAAGATCCTTCAAAACGACCACAAAATCTTTTAGAACGTCTTCAAGGACTGAAAACATATTGACTTTTTAAATTTTTAAAGTTCAAAGAACTTTAAAAAAAATTATTTGTATTAAATAAAAAAGTGGTCTCGGAAGACCACGCTATTCATGGTATTGAACACGTTGGATTCTCTGGTATGTATCGCGTCTCAGGAACCGTAAAGACATGTAAAACATCAACAAAAAAGAAACTTATCGCAAGAATTAAGGAGTACCAAAACCAGCACGATTGTGTTACTTTAGCTAAGGCCACTATCGAACACCAAATTAAAACTATTGGATCGGGTTTTAAATGGTCAAAAGAAGCTTTAATTAATATTCATTTTGCATTGGAATATGTGTTGTATCAACTTTTATTTTCAGCCTTAAAAGTTACCGTAAACGCAAAAAGAATAACAATGCTGGATAGTGACGTTGATTTGACCATTGATCTTATAACAACCAACTGTAAAAATATCAGGCTTTAACTCTTTTCCGGGCAAATTTGCCCGGAAAAGTAAGCCTTTGCGGTCAGAGGAACCATACCCCTTCGGGGTATGGTTTCCCATTGCCTGCGAAAGGGTTAATCACCCTATTTTTAGTTTTAACCTTCAAAAAGGTTAAAACTAAGCTAAATTATTTTCGAATTTTCTGAGCATATCCTCTGTACTCTTGGCAACCAAACTTGAAATTTTCAATGATTGGAGCCTTGTAGTAGAACACGCACTGTCTCCAATCATTGGTATTTGTTGCATTTTGTATATAGAGAGCCGTGTAGTCGCCAGTGATAGAGTCCATAATTTGTTCAAATAAATTGAAAGATGGTATGATCCCAGCATAATTTTCGTATAACCGTTTTCGAATGGCTACATTGGACTCTCGAAAAATAAACACACCATCAATATTTGATCTGATGTGTGGTTTCACGTCAAGAGCGTATTGGAGTGAAACTATGTACAACATTTTCCAATGTCGACCATTCTTGAACAGGCCAGGTTGGGGTGGTTTATTGAATACGCTTGGATCATCCATACAATCGTCTATGATTAGCATAGTCCATGGATTGAGCATATGTTGTCTGGCACCTTTTTGGCGTATAATACAGTTTGATAGGGCATCAGGGTCGTATTCATCATAAATATAGGGATCTGGAATAAACTCTCTATAGAAACCGGTTTCTGACTCTGTTCCAGACATTGCCTGTGCAACTGGAATTATCTGACTCTTGTTGTGGAACAACGATTTTATAAGTGTCGATTTGCCACTTCCCGGCTTGCCTATAATAAAAATTTTTGAACCTCCTTGACTTGGATCCATATAATTAAGTGGATTTGGGTTGATTATATCGAGGTCAAGTGGTCTAATAGTGATTACGTTGTCTTGTATATCATTCATTTATTATACTATAACCCATTCGCTTTGTGACGGGTCAACCTATCACAGTAGAACGTGCCAGATGTTGTCGAGAGTCGATTGAATTTGACTAGACTTCTCAAACTATGCAAACTTTGTCGTTTACCCGATGCCCTATGGGCATCGGTTAGCGTTTGCCCATAGGGCAAACGTTTACCCACAAACTATTTGGTTTAAAAATAGTTGAAAATTGTGGTTCTGAAAACTTTAAACTCAACCACTTTTTGAAAAACTTTAAGATTTAAAAAAATTTTTTGTAGGATTTCAAAATCTGACGATCGCAACTTTCAGATTTTGAGAGACCAATCGTAGATTTTCAAAAGTTGCGGTCATCCGAATATTCAGCCCTTTCAAGCCCAAAGGGCTTGAAAGGTAAGCCTTAAAGGGTTAGCAGATTCCAAAAATCTACGATTGTCTCTCAATTTTGGTCGGCAACTTTCGAAATTCAGGATTTCAAAAAATTTAGATTTTTGAAAATTTTATGGTTAAAAATATTGGTCCCTTTTAGTTTGTGGTTAAAAAATTCGTTTGTGGATAAACTTTTGCCCACAGGGCAAAAGCTAACCGATGCTCTACGGGCATCGGGTAAACAAAAATAGTTCTCGCTCAACACTTCAATCTACAGAGTGAGTTAAATTTTTTTTGAAAAATAAAAGGTTTTAAATATTTTTAGGTTTTATGGTTTAATCAACCTTTAAAATAAGAAAAAGTGGATGAAAACAATGTTTGAAAAGTGTGCATTTTAATGGGTTTAAGAACCATTAAAATGAAAAGTGAAATATTTTCCCACTACCACCCTAGGAAAAAAATAGTATTTTTCGCCTTTTTTAAGTGTTCTTTTTTAATGCTTTAGTTAAAGCATTAAATCATACAAGCTGAATAAAAAACAATTTTATCATCAATTGGCCCAAAGAGTCAAAGTAACATGAAATCTTGTACTCTAACAAACGCATTAAACAACGAGTTGCACTGGCAAATGTCTATGAAAGTCGGATTTCTGGTATGTTTGGTCTCTTGAAATTTTTGGACGATTTCGTGGCTGCTCATATTAACCTTAACTGGAAAAACAAAATTTTCAAAGGTTCTTTGAATCAACCAATCGTATATGGAAACTTTGAACATGTAAGATTGATTGAACCTTAAATCTTTAAAATTAATATTGATGCTTGTTTCTTCATATAGCTCTCTCAACAGAGTCAATATGACAGTTTCGTTATAACTTGGATGCCCGCCTGGAAAAATGTGAACAATTGTGGGTTGTTTCACCTTTATGGTTTTCTCCAATTCCGGTAAAGGTGGAATAAAGCTAAAAAATAAATTTCGAATTTTTTCCAATTCTGAGGTATACAACGACTCTATAAGATCGAAATTTATTTTGTTACATTTAAGGTCTCGAATAACCTTTGGAAAATGAAACGATTGACTTCGTTCGAGTAAAAATACTTTTTGGTCGGTTGTAATCATCATCAAATTAAATGATATTTTTTTTGCACTCACAGAATTAAAAATATCTCTAAGAATGGAAGGATTAACCTTTATTTTTGAAATATACCGTCGTTCACTGCACCCTGCCATTATTGCGCTTCTCACCGTCGTCTCACTAAAATCTAACTTCAAACTACTGAATTGATTTTTTTGGTTCATTTTTACCTTGTTTATTATTTAATTATTTTCTTTAAATCTTAAATTCAATTTTTAAAGCCTTGAATTAACCATTAAATTTAAAATAAAATAAAAACTTTAATGGCTGCCGGCAAGTAAGAGAAGCAACAAGTTTTCTCATATAAGAATTGACCACAATAATAAATGTCCAAGACAAGAACCAAAACACCTCCAAATGTATCTATGGATATTTTGGAGCTTAATTCTAAGATACAAAAATTTATAGAGGATGAAAGCACAAACAATTCTTCAAATAAAGATGCCATCACTCGAATAGATGTTTTACTTCAAGGTCAATTTAACCTAAGACCAAGAATGGTATATAAATTAAATATTTTAAAGGAGACTCTCAACTCAAGTGTTGAAGAATATGAAAATTTGAAATATTTCAACGTTGATGTTGCTCCGCTGATTGAAAAGTACCATAATCTCAACAAACAAACTATGGCTATTCCCTTCTTTAACACGAATAAAAAACATTTGAAAGAACATACCATTCGAAAGGAACAAACCCAAAAGGAATTTATTCAAAAGCTAAAGGAGTATACTAACCTTAAAAATTTTGAATTTATGATGAAAAATTATGCGTTCGTTCCAAAGTCCAGTCCACCACCTTGTCTATGCGGCAACAAAACCGAGTTTATTCGAGACGAGGACAGAGCTGTATGTGCTATCTGTTCTACAGAGCAATCACTCATATCAAACACTTCTTCGTTTTCTGACGTTGGACGAGTCAATATGGCAAGCAAGTATACTTACAATAGGAAAGTTCACTTCAGAGACTGTATTATCCAATACCAAGGTAAGCAGAAGACTCATATACCAGAAGAAATTTACACCATACTCGAAATGAAGTTGGTTGAAAAAAAATTAATTTGTGGTTCATCTACAACTTTTTCTGATCGAACCAAAAAATATGAAAAAGTTACAAGGGTTATGGTCCTTGATATCCTCAAAGAATTGGAATCAAAAGATATCAAAAAATTTTATGATGACATTGTTCTTATACACCATACACTGACAGGCCAGCCGTGCGACAACATTGAGTACCTAGAAGATTCTCTTTTAGACGATTTTGACAAGTTGACAGAAACTTATGACAACTTGTACACAAACAAAGAAGAAAGTGATGGCGAATGCTCCAAAAAGAGCACTAAAACTTCAAAAAGAAAAAATTTCATTAATGCTCAGTTTGTCCTTTATCAACTATTAAAGAAACATGGCCACCCATGTAATGAAATGGACTTTTTGACCTTAAAAACATCGGAAAGAAAAAGGTTCCATCACACCATATGCAAAGAACTGTTTTCTATCTTGGGTTGGAAGTATTCGTATTCCATCTGAAACACGCTACTCTCTCAGAACGAATGGTTTCTTCAACCTTATTTTCGGAAAAGAACTTTTTATGCCTTTCAGGCAAAAAAGAGTTAATAAATGGTATACGTAGTCATCTGTGGTATGTTGTTGGGTATATTTATACTAAAACTTAAAGACGAATTGAAAGGTCAATCGAACCTTATTAAAAAAAGATCTATATTAGCCGATATTTACGATGATTTGGTCCATATGTTTTATTTTCGAAAACCAGGAAAATTTATTGGGCCTCTGGAACCTTTAAATAATCTTGGTATATTGAACAATTTGATAATGGTTGAAGATAACGAGTCTTACACCATAAATAAAAAAGTTATACATTTGTGTACGAAAGATCCACGAAATGGAAGGTATTATGACAAAAATACATTAATGTTTGTTGTCCTCCATGAATTGGCACATGTGCTTTGTAGTGATGTTGGTCATACCGATTCCTTTTCAGTCATAAATCAGGCTTTACTTGACCATGCCGTTAAATGTGGATTTTATGATCCTTCTAAACCTTTTATCAAAAATTATTGTAGTTTAAAGTAAAAAATTTTAATGCTTTTTACAAGCATTAAAATTTAAAGCTTCAAGCGAATGGGTTAATTAAGCTTGTCGGAAAATAATTACCTGAAAAGGTATGAAAGGTAAGATATGATCGAATATAACCAGCATGCTTAGACATCGTATTTTTGGTCGTTAATAACTTTCATTTCATCTATTAACTCTTGTTGGGTTACCTCGGACTCTTGAAGGTCTATATTATTTCCACTGAATTGAACATTTTTAGCCCTCAATTCGTCCTTAATTCGGTTATACAAAGTTTTAGAGTTTGGATTAGCCTTAAAATCGAGAAGAATAGTCATATTGGGAAATAACAAAGTTTGAGTCTTAATTCTACGTTC